CTGGACGCCGGGGCGACCGATTTTCTGGATGCGATGCGCTGGGGCATCCATTCGCGGATGATGCGGCCGAAGTCCGGCTTTCTGTCGTCGGCCGCGCGCCTGTCGATCGAGCTGTGGGCGTTCGGCACCGGCGTCCAGTGGATCGGCCACAAGCGCGGTTTCGGCCCCGTCTATCAGACCCGCCCGTTCCGCAGTTGCTGGATCGGAACGAACAGCGACGGCGACGTCGACACCCTGTATTACGAATACCAGGCCAGCCTGCAGTCGGTCCTCGAAACCTTCCCTGATGCCCGCTATGTCGACAAATGGCAAAATGCCAGCGAAGCCAAGCTGCGCGAGCCGGTCACGATCCTGCACACGGTTCAGCCCCGCCTCGGCGGTCAGAAGGGCGGCCCGAAAGAGCGCAAGCCGTTCGCGGAACGCTATGTCTGTCTGGACGCCAAATGCCTGCTGCGCGAGGCCGGTTATGACAGCTTCCCCTATGCCGTGCCGCGTCTGGAGCCCGAAAACGGCTCGGACTATGGAACCGGCCGGTGCTGGTATGCCCTGCCTGACGCAATCGGTCTGTCGACCCTGCAGCAGGGGATCGAGAACGCCGTCGACCTGAGGGTGTCGCCGCCGATTATGCGGCCCAAGCGTATGTTCGCAAAGCCTCTGGACCGCCGCGCGGGGGCCGACAACGTCTATGACCCCGGCCAGCTGGGCTTCATGTCCGCGCGCGACGCCTTCCAGAAGATCGACGTGGCCGGCGATGTGGGGATCGGCCTGGCCTATCAGGATCGGCTGCAGGGCAATGTCGAGGCGGCCATGCTGGTCGACTGGATGCGGCTGCGCGAGACGGGCAACGTCACGGCCGAAGAGATCGTCGAGCGCCGGAACCTGCGCGTCGGGATCATGAGCGCCCACGTTCCTGGCATTGACCGCGACTGGATGGGCGTCGCCGCCGATCGCACGGCCGAGATCATGATGGCCGAGGGCGACCTTGGCGAGGTTCCACCGTCCCTGTCGGGTGCGACCGTCGAATGGGACTATGCCGGGCCGCTGGCGCGGGCGCAGATGCAGCGTCAGGCCGAGGCGTTCGACCGTATGTTCGAGCGCGCGATGAAGGCCAAGGAGCTGGACCCGACGGCCCCCTATGTCCTCAACATCGCCGAGGGCCTGAGGGCGTGCGCCGAAGCCGAGGGCCTGCCGATCGGCACCCTGCGCGGCCGCGAGGAAGTCGAAGAGCTTACCGCCCAAGCCGATGAACAGGCCGAGGCGCAACAGGAAATGCAAGCCGCGCAGATGCAGGCCGGGGCTCTGAGAGACGGGGCCCAAGGCGTCGCCAGCCTGGCCGGCGCCATGGGCGGACCGCAAGGGATGGCCGCCTGATGCCTGCCGGATATGCCTTCACCGATCACGCGCGGCTGGTCGAGGACCTGAAAGCCGAGGACGGCGCGGCGCTGGCCTATGCCTACGGCCGGGTCTTTGCCGGACCGCTGGGTCAGCTGATCCTGACGCACCAGCTGGCCGAGGCGGGCGTCGGCTCGCCCCGCGATCCCAAGATGACGGCCCTGGAACGGGCTGACCATGACGGTGCGGCGCGCCATGCGCTGCGGATCCTCGAAATGGCGGGTTACGGCCGGATGAGCGCCGCTCATCTGGTCGCCGCGGACACCCTGGAAGGACAGGAAGATGACGGACACGACACAGACGACGGAAACCGGCGCGGGTTCAGCGGCCCTGACGCCGTCGGGGCAGACCTCGGGCCAGACTGACCCTGCAGGCGGCGGATCGCCCGCCGGCACCGGCAAGCCCGGCAAGGCCGGTGGCGACGCCGCTCCAAAGGGCGAATTCTGGGAGGGTTTCACCGACGCCAAGCTGAAAGAGAGCCCCGTTGTTCTTCGCCATAAATCGGTGGAGGACCTGGCGCGGTCGCTGACGGCGGCCGAAAGCAAGCTGGGCGTGCCGGCTGACCAGTTGCTGCGCCTGCCGACCAAGCCGGAAGAAACGGCGGACCTGTACCGCAGGCTGGGTGCCCCTGAGACGGCCGAAGGCTACAAGATCGGCCTGCCGGAAAATGCGACCGACGAGGACAAGGCGGCGGTCAAGAGCTTCACCGAACACATGCACGCCAAGGGCCCGTTCCCGCCCGACATGATTGCGGCGGCGGTCGAGTGGAACAATCAACAGGCCGAAGCCGCGACGGCCGCGATGGCGGCGGCCGAGACGGCCCGACGCGAGGAAGGCGAGGCCCTGCTCAAGAAAGAGCTGGGTGCCAAGTTTGACCCGGAAATGGGAGCGGTCGGCAAGTTGCTGAACGACCTGGGCGGCCCGGAGCTGGCCAAGGAGCTGAACGCCTCGGGTGCCGGCGACAATCCCCGCCTGATGCTGGCCCTGCACAAGATCGTCGACCGCCTGGGTGAGCCCGACGGACTTGAGGGTGGCAACGGCGGCACGGGCGGGCAGGGGCTTATGACCCCCGGCCAAGCCAAGGCCGCGCGGATCGGCCTGGAGAATGACCCTGTCAAGGGCCCGGCGCTGCGTGACAAAGACCATGCCATGCACAACAGCGTGGTCGAGGAGCGCAATCGCCTGTTTGCCCTGGAGGATGGTCGGAAATACGCGCCACCACAGGCTTGACGGGTGCGGCAAATCACCCTTTGCTGTGAAACTTCAGTTTCGGGCGGTCTGACGAAAACCGCCCACCTCGCCCACGGCCGGGCAACCCTCGAAAGAGGAACCGGCACGGGGCGACGCCGGGGGGCGTAAAGTCCAGGTTCGCGTCCGGACACGAAGCCGGGGGTCGCTGCCGATCAATCCATCCCATTGATCGACGCCGTGCGCGCAGCGCCGGCCGCAGCCGAAAGCGACGGACCATGTCCAACCCAGCCGAACACTACACCCCCGGGTTTCGCTCCAATCTGGAGCTGATGCCGCAGGTCAAGAACAGCCGCCTGATCCAGTGCGTGGATGCCGATTACGGCTATACGGACAAGGGCAAGATGTTCAACGCCGACGATCTGGACGTTGACGATCCCCAGGACGTCGTCGGTCGCGTGCCGGACAGCCCCGAGGGCTTTGCCGACCACTCGCGCCGCGTCGGTTTCTTCCGCGCCTTCCATGACGGCCGCTTCATCGAAGACCTCGAAAAGGTCCGCATGCTGCAGGACCCGGCCAACACCGTGATGGCCGGCATGATGGCCAAGAAGTGGAAAAAGCACGATCAGCTGATCATCAGCACCCTGGACGGTTCGTCCTACAACGGCGAGAACGGCACCGACGTCGAGAGCTTCCCCGCCGGCCAAATCATCGCCGCCAACGACCGCAACTTCCTGCATGCCGCCGAAGCGAGCGCCGTCCCTGGCTCGGGCAACCTCGCCCTGACCGTCGGCAAGCTGATCTTTGCCGGCGTCAAGCTGGACGAGGCCGAAATCGACACGGATGACGGCGGCAACGGCGGCCAGCGGTTCTTCGTCTGGTCGGCCCGCCAGAAAGGTGCCCTCCTGGCGTCGACCCCGGCGACCAGCAGCGACTACAACACCGTCAAGGCCCTGACGACCGGCCAGATCAACGAAGCGTTCGGCTTCACCTTTGTTCGGTCGGAGCTGCTGCCGAAAGCGGCGGGCGTGCGTCGTTGCTTCGCCTTTGTGCGCAAGGCCATCCACTTCAAGAACCGGCCGATCCAGAACGCCTGGATCGACCGCCGGAAGGACAAGTCGGGCCGCTGGTACGCCTACTATGAGACGGAACACGGCGCCTTGCGCCGCTATGACACCGGCGTCGTCGCGGTCGACTGCGCCGAGGCCTGATCCGCCTGAACACCCCGGCCGGGCAACCGGCCGGGGATCCTCTGCAAGCCCTCTGTGGGTCGGTCATCGGCCCCGGCACAAGGTAAGACTTAAATGCCCAAATTCATTGGCTCCTACGCCACCGCCGCCGCCGCCACCAGCGCCGGCCTGGTGGATCAAGGCCGGGCCGGCGGCCGGGTCTGCCGCCTGGCCCATGACTTCGTCACGGTCGACGCCGCACAGAACGACACGATCCAGCTCGGATTTTTCGATTGGGACACCTTGCTGGACCCCACCCTGAGCGTGGTCGAGTTCACCGATCTCGGAACCAGCGTGACGATGGATATCGGTGACGTCACCTATGAAAACGCCCTGTGCGCGGCTCAGGACGTTTCCAGCGCCGCCGGCACGATCAACCCGCTCAGGTCGGTGACCATCGCCAACCGCCGCAGGCCGCTGTGGGAAATGCTCGGCTATGCGACCCTCGCGGCCGCCAAGCTGATCGGCCCGCGCTGTGAGCTGCTGGCGAAACTGGAGGGGGCCAACCCTGACAGCGGCACCATCGGCTGGACGATCTACGGCTCGCCCCGGTAACCCGACCGCCCTATCGGTCGCCGTTCTCCGCGCTGCGCAAACAACGCTTCGGCGACCTGATCGACGGCCCGGCGGGTTCCCTTCCCCCGCCGGGCCGTTTGCATTGTTGAGGGGGCCAAGCGCGCGCCGCGCGGCGGCTCCGCTACTTGAGGCACGATCCCCATGGCTACGAAACTGAGCGTCTATAATCTGGCCTTTTCCCATCTGTCGGAGCCGACGGTCAGCAGCCTGACCGAGGACCCGGTCGCGCCGAACGTGGCCAAGGCAAATGCGCAATGGGATCAGGCGCTGGACAGCGCCCTGACGCGGGCGCCGTGGCTGTGTGCGACCGAGAACCAGTCCCTGAGCCTGATCACGCCGCCGGTGATCGGCTGGCGCGACTTCAAATATGCCAACCGCTTCGCCTGCCCGGCCGGGACGCTCAAGGTCTGGAACGTGGTCGGCTATGATGACGACGCCTGGCAGAAAGGTGTCTGGATCGACGAGAACGGGGCGGCGGTCACGGTGATCAAGACCAACCAGACTGCCCCCCTGGAGGTCGAGCTGATCGTGCGCAGGCCGATCGAGGCCCTGACGCCGCTGCTGGTCGATGCGCTGGCCTTGCTGCTGGCAAGCCGACTGGCCGGGCCGATCCAGCAGAACGAACAGAAGGCCCAGCGGCTGGGTCAAGCCGCCAATGACGCTTTCCTGCTGGCCGAAGGATCAGAGGCGTCGGAGATCGGCGGGCAGGACCCTGTCATCGGCCCGGGCCCGCTTCACGCCGCGCGCCTCTCGGCGCTGTAGCAAGGCCCATATCCACCTGACGGCGCGGCGGGGGATGCTGCGCCATGGCCAAAACCGTCTCATACGTCAACGCCCTGACGGCCGGTGAAATCGGCCCGAACGCGCGCGAGCGGACGGACCTGCAGCAGCACGCGCGGGGCTGTGAGGAAGGGTTCAACCTGATCGGCCTGGTGACCGGGCCGCAGGCCAGCCGGGGCGGCTTCGAGGATCGGGGTGCGGCGGCTGTCGAGGCCCATCCGACGCGCATGATCGCCTTTGTGCGTTCGGCCGATGATGCCCTGTTTCTTGAGTTCGGCAATCTGGTCGCGCGCGTCTGGACCGTAGGGGGCGATCGGGTCCTGGCAAGTGGCTCTCCCTACGAATTTGCCACGCCCTGGACAGCGGCCGATGTCTTCCGCCTTTGGTTCAAGCAGCTGGGGGACGTGCTTTATGTGACCGACCGCGGCGGCGGCGCGTCCCGGGTGATCAAGCGGCTGGCCGATAACAGCTGGACCGTTGGCCTGTTCGACTTCCGCGACGGCCCCTGGCTGGTCGAGAACCAGAACGAGGGCGCTACAATCACCGCCAGCGGCCTGACCGGCGCGATCAGCCTGACGGCGGACCTGGCCAGTTTTGTAGCCGGCGATATCGGCTCGCTGATCCGTATTCGCGAGAGCGATGGGAGTCCTGGTCTGCAGACCTGGACGTCAGAGACCGACTATACAGTCGGGCAAAAGGTCCTGTTCGACGGGCGGGTTTACTCGCGCGCCGCCGGTGCCGAGAACACGTCGGGGACGACGCCGCCCGTACACAGCAGCGGAACCGTCAGCGACGGTGCGGTCAGCTGGACCTTCCTGCACGACGGAGCCGGGGTCGCGCGGATCACGGCGGTCACCAGCCCCTTGCTGGCCAGCGCCACGGTCTTGCGTGATCTGCCGACCCTCGGGCCGACGCGGTTTTGGGCAAAACAGGCCTATTCGACGGTGCAGGGCTATCCCCGGGCCTTGGCCGAGGAGCGCGAAGAGAGGCTGGTTTTCGCCGCGAGTACCGCGCGGCCTGGAACGGTGGATGCCACGCGGACCGCCGGCTTCGGTCCCGACTATGGCGACTTCAAGCCAGGGCTGGGGACAGGCAGGGTTGTCGACGATGATGCCGTGCGGCTGAATGTCGGCGGCGCGTCGCGCGTCGTGTGGCTGCTCTCGACGACCGTGCTGATGGCCGGTTGCACCGACGGGGAATATGCCTTGTCCGGTGCGCAGCTGGATGATCCCATGACCCCGCAGGGCCGCCGCGCGCCGCCGCTGTCGGCGTTCGGCAACGCCGATGTGGCCCCGGTGCTGGCAGAGGGGCCGCCTGCAGCGGTGCTTCATGTCCAGCGCAGTCGCAAAATCCTGCGCGAGACGCGGGTGTCGCCCGATCTGACCGTCGAGAGCCGCAATCTGTCGGTGCTGTGCCACCATATCGACGAGCGCGGCCTGGCCGAGCTGGCCTGGC